GCATCCTTTTGTGCTCGAATGAAGGGCATGAAGAAAAAATTAACTTCTAAGAAAACTGCCAACGACAAAGATAGTCGTATTAACAAATCCTTACGAGCGTGGAATTGCTGAGTTAGATAGATATAATTAGTTTGAGTATTCTTTACTATGATGAAATTCAATTCCAACGACATCACAAGACTTATTCGTGCGTGTAGAAATTACCAGGAAGAGACTGGTTCTGAATACATGTGGGAAGAGTATGAGAAACTTATTGATAAACTTTCATATTACGAAGAAGAGAACAACGTAGGATAGTGTATAGAGAACCACATCTCCAGAAAAAATCAGATGAGTGTGCCGCATTATGGAGGGAGTGGTTTCGTTTGAAGCAAAAAAAGCATTGGGTGCGCCAGATGCGAGACAGATCTGGTGTCAGTGTTGTGATGAATTTGCTGAGATGATAAGTCAGGAAGTCAAAACAAACCCACGCTACAATAGGATACAACTATTCCCTGGAAAGGACGAACCTCCTAGATAACATAGTTGCAAATACCTAATGAGATTTCTTTTTGCGCTACTTGCTACAATGTTCTTCGCGCTACCTGCTTGGGCAGTTGATGTTCAAATGGGTGCTAATGGCAACCTAGTATTCGAACCCGCTGAGGTATCAATCAATGCTGGAGAATCTGTTCATTTTGTTAACAATATGCTACCACCACATAATGTTGTGGTGGATGGTCATCCTGAGTTAAGTCACGAAGGTCTCGCTATGCTACCTGGCGAAGACTTTACGATTGACTTCCCTGAAGCAGGAGACTATACTTACTGGTGTGCTCCCCATAAAGGCGCGGGCATGATCGGAACAATTCATGTCTCATAATCACAACTATGAACCTATGCCTGCTTGGGTTGCCTGGGCAGGTGTAGGATTGATGATCTTTACGATCATGATTTTTGTTATCTTCACACTTTCTGTAATGTATTTCGGATGACCGTACCATTCTTCATTGAAGAACCTATTACTTGGAAAAAAGTTGAGGTTCCACAAGACATTATTTACTACTGTGATATGACTACAGTAGACGCAGATCGTGAAGACTTGCGATATATTGACTGTGTATGGATGCATATGGGATATTACGGTGTCCCTAAGCATGTAATGAAAGCAGTCAGAGAAGAATGGAATCCTAAAGTTATGCCTGTATTTGAATGATGAATCACGCTGACCACTCAACCTACGAACACATTATTCATATGTTTCTTTGCTGTCTTGCTGGTCTAGGTATCGGCACCCTAGCAGTCTGGGGATATCAAAAAATTAAAGAAAATAAAAATCACAATCCATAACTTTTGTAAAAATTGTATCACATTTTACAAAATTAGTTGCCTAGATAGTAGGTAAGGTCTACAATGACCACACGTTCATCCCATTCGCCATTTGCGAATAGCGAATAGGACGCAAGTAAGTCGCGGAACGGAGCGTTCATCCTATGCTTTCATTAGCACTCATCTTTTTTAGTCATGTCCCAGTGGAGAATTATCTTCGCTGTGATGACTTTAATTGGTTGAGACAAGGATTGGAAGAGACAACTCTTTTCACTCCCTTTGAGAAATCTGATATTCTAATCCATTGGATGGAACATACAGACCCTCAATGCTTTGAAACACAGGACGCAAACGACTGAAGGAACGGGAGATTAATTTCACCCATTTTTTCAGGTAACGACAAATGAACACACTCAATCTCATTCGTAATCAGATCAAGAAAGCAGCAGCTCTTCATGATGCTCAAATTGCTGTAACATCATATCGTGGTGTTAAGTATGAGTGTCAAGAAGGTGTTGACGAAGTACACGGTACTTTTTGCTATCGCGGCCACACTTATAATAAGTGAGATCATCATGTTAGCATTACAAGTAGCGGGTTTCGGTACTCTTTTTAGTGCAGCATTTATTGGTTTGATTTACGGGGAAATCCTCCTGTTAAACAGGAGGTAAAATGGAAAACTATGTCTATCATCATGATGACATGGATAAAGGTAACCGACCACCATCGTGTTATCAACTCAAATATAGAGGAGTAACATACTGGTCTTGTTATCGGATTCACTTGCGAGATTGGTTAGATGAAAAATATTCATCTCCAGCATACTCAACTAAGAGAGGTCTATGACCTCTCTTTTTTTTGTAGGTATATTTACGGATTTACATTTTCTTTGGGATCATGTATATTAACCATGTGGTCAGGAGAATATTATGTAAGAAAATTTCTTTTTATTATGATCTAACAGTCTTGTAAATTTGGAGGAACCGTAATGAAAAATTTGGTATCATATAATCAGTTAGACGAATGGAGACATTTCGAAAGAACAGTTGATGAATTGGAGATGGAACTTGATCTAATTAATGATTACTATGAGTGCCTAATTGAATGTGACGACGACCAAGCAACGTGCAAACGAATTTGCAGGAGGATACTGTCCACCTAAAACTATATTACGGGGGGTTGACTGCCCCCCTTTTTTTGTGTAAAATTAGATATGAATGCACATAAGTATGGACAAAGAAAAACTCAAACTTATTGTAAAAAATCTCAAATCACTTGTAGAAGTTTTGGAATCTGAAGTGTACTCTGATACTCGGAGATATTTGGATTCATCTCTACATGATTATGATGAAATTTTTGAAGACGACGACGGCTACCCTGACTGAGAATTAAATGACTGTTAAACTTGTTTCTATTACTCCTGATGCTGAAGCGACGATGGGATACGTTGCTCGTGTCAGTAATCCCGCAAACCAAGAAAATCCTAACGTTGCGGGTCTTCTAAAGTATTGCATCAAACACAATCACTGGAGTGTCTTTGAACAGTCGTTCATGACGCTTGAGATTGAGACCACCCGTGCAATTGCGGCCCAGATTTTGCGTCACCGTTCATTTACGTATCAAGAGTTTTCGCAACGTTATGCTGATTCTTCCCTACTCGCGGAGAAGATCCCTCTCCCAGAACTTCGTCGTCAAGACACCAAGAATCGTCAGAACAGTATTGATGACTTGGATCCGTTCATGGTTCAAAAATTAGAGATGCAGATGCAAACTCTATTTGATTCTTCCATGGCTCTGTACCAACAGATGCTTGAGTCTGGTGTTGCAAAAGAGTGTGCTCGTAATGTATTACCTCTCTGTACGCCGACTCGTATCTACATGAGTGGCTCTTGTCGTTCCTGGATCCATTACATCAATCTGCGTTCTGCTAATGGAACTCAGAAGGAACACATGGACATCGCAAATGCTTGTAAGGAAGTATTCAAAGAACAGTTCCCTGTTGTTGCAGAAGCTTTGGAATGGTGATATATAAAATGTCTTCCAAGAGGTGAGAATGTACTATCAAACAAAGGCAGTATCTAAAGATAATTGTTGGACATCATGCACAATAAAAGATGTAACCGAAGATAATAATTATATTGTAGAATATACCGAATCTGGAGAAATCAAAACCATAGTAATTTCTCCAGAACAAATTCAAAACTTAGAATATTCTGAACTTGATATCAGTCAATAATATGTCGGTTACAATAATAACTGCTTGTAGAAATAGAAGAAAACCTTTAATGATTTCTTTAGCTTCGTGGATTATACAAGACGAAGTTAAAGAAATTATCATAACTGATTGGAATTCTGATGAACCAATAGATGATTTAGTTCGGTTGAGTCCGAAAATAAAAATTATTACGGTGAAGGATGAACCTTACTTTAATCAACCTCAACCACTAAATCTTGCTGCATCTCTTGCCAATACTGAGTATCTTTTAAAATTAGACTGCGATCATGTCTTAAATCCCTATTGGAACTTCTTCGATCATCATCCAATTGAAGAAGATTCTTTTGTATCTGGTTGTAGTAATAACATAGGTCAAAAAACTATGGATGCATATTTCCTCTATCCTCTTTGGGGACTTTTATATGTAAACACTAAAGTATTCAAAGAAGTTGGTGGTTACAACGAAAAGATGGGTAAGTATTATGCAGTAGAAGATGATGAGTTGTGTATGAGACTAATATCATATGGACTTAAACCAAAATTTATAGATTTGCAGAGATTGACTGCTTTACACATTGCCCATTCAGATAAAAATAGAGTAGAGAATTTTGAATCTTTTGAAGACTTAAACAAAGTTTTAGAGACTAAAAAAAATTTGGATGGAGATAAGTTTTACACTTATATGGCTCAATTGTGTAGGAACAAAAATCACAAAGAACATCCAATTATATCTAAGATGATTAATATGTTCAAAGAAAGTTCAGAGTCTGGAGAATTATCTATAAAAAGTTTAGAACTTATTATGAATGTTGATTGGTTATGTAAACCAATTCACAACTGGGATATTATTCAACTAACTAACCAAACATATAAAGCTGTTAAATTATGAGTGTTTCAGTAATATCTGCATGTGGTAATAGGGGTCGTGCTCTATCAGTATCTATTTCTTCATGGATTCAATTTGATGAAATAGATGAAATAATAGTAACAGACTGGAGTTCTCGTGAACCCATATCACATTTGACTGAGTTGGATAAAAGAATTAAAGTAGTTACGGTTCCAAATGAACAATACTTTAATCAACCCCAACCACTCAATTTAGCGGCTTCATTAACAAAAAACGAATATATTTTAAAATTGGATTCCGATACAATAATGAATCCATATCACAATTTTTTCGATCATCATAAAATTGATGAAACTACTTTTTTGACTGGTACAGATGAATCTTGGAGTTTTGATGATCCTTTGAGACCAAGATCAAAGATGCAAAATTTTCAAAAATACTTATATTACAAAGCTCTTTGGGGTACTGTTTATATAACCAGAGAAAACTACTTTAAAGTTGGTGGATATAATGAAAACATGTGTTATTTCGCTGCGTGGGAAGATACTGAAATATATGAAAGACTTCTGCGTTTAGGATTAAAACATATTGAAATTAAGTTTGAGGAAAAAACTTTATTCTCTCTACCTCATGAAGCTAAAAAAAGAGTGGAAGAGTTTCAAGCTTACAGTGAAAAAAATGACGTAGATATAGTACGAAACCACATTAAAGAATATAATAACGTTGAAGATGAAAACATAGTACACAAACTAGTCTTAGAGAGACACAATAGAGCAAATCACAAAAAATATAAACTTAAAGAAAATAGTAGTTATTATATTGAACCTGTGGTAAAATGGGACATACAACAGGTGTCTGACCAACATTATGTTGCTCATAAAATTATCCAATAAATAAGAATATGTTGAATTCGTAACTAATGGCGACTTATCCTGTTATTAACAAGACCACTGGTGAACAGAAAGAAGTGACAATGAGTGTTCACGACTGGGATCAGTGGAAGATCAATAATCCAGACTGGGACAGAGATTGGAGCGATCCATCAACTTGCCCTAGTGCTGGTGAAGTGGGCGAGTGGCAAGACAGACTCATTCAAAGAAATCCAGGCTGGAATGATGTTCTCCACAAAGCCTCTAAAGCACCTGGTTCTAAAGTAAAGAAGATCTAGTATGCCCGCAAGAAAGAGAAAAAATGACTCTGCCAGTGGAATTGGTAGTATGAGTGCAAAACAAATGAGGAGGAAGAAACCCATCAACACAGATATGATGGTTGACATCCAACCCATGACTGAGAATCAAACTAAATTCTTTGATGAATATAAAAAAGGCAAAAATCTCTTTTCTTATGGTGCTGCTGGTACGGGTAAAACTTTCATTGCTTTGTATCACGCACTAAGAGATGTTCTTGACGATAGAACTCCATATGAGAAAGTTTATATCGTAAGGTCTCTTGTTTCAACTCGTGAGATTGGTTTCCTTCCTGGAGATCACGAGGATAAAGCCGCACTTTATCAAATTCCTTATAAGAACATGGTTAAGTACATGTTCGAACTTGCTTCAGATTCTGACTTTGAAATGTTATATGCAAATCTCAAAGCACAAGAAACCATCTCATTCTGGTCTACTAGTTTTATTCGTGGTACTACACTCGACAATGCAATTGTTTTGATCGATGAGATGCAAAACTTGAACTTTCACGAACTTGATAGTATAATTACACGTATTGGTGAAAATAGTAAGATTGTATTCTGTGGTGATGCCACTCAAACAGACTTACAAAAATCTCATGAAAAAAATGGGATTCTAGATTTTATGAAAATTATTCGTGCAATGGAGTATGATTTCTCTACTGTAGAATTTGGAGTTGATGACATTGTTCGTTCTGGACTTGTTAAAAACTACATTGTTACTAAATTGGCTTTAGGTATGTAATGTTTGTACACTTAGATTATTTGAAAGAAGAAGTTGACTTACAAGCAGAAATGATTGAAGGGACTCGTTTTTATCGAGTTCCTTCTGGTAAGATGTATCCCTCAATTACTTCTATTACTAGTTTTTATGGCCGTCAAAAGTTTATCGATTGGCGTAAAAAAGTTGGTGAGGAAGAAGCTAATAAGATCACAAAAGTAGCCACGGAAAGGGGTACAAGGTTTCATGATCTTGTTGAGAAATATATGCTCAATGAAAACGTTGATGATCATAAACCACTCCCCACGACAAAATCATTATTTCTTGCGGCCAAGCCATATCTTGATCGTATAAATAACATACATGCTTTAGAAAAGTCACTTTATAGTGACTACTTAGGACTTGCGGGTCGAGTAGATTGTATTGCGGAATACGAAGGGGAGCTCGCAATTATTGACTTCAAGACTTCAAAGAAGATTAAACCAGAGGAATGGATTGAAAACTACTTTGTTCAAGAAGTAGCCTACGCTTGCATGTATTACGAAATGACTGGAATTGCAGTTAAAAAATTGATTACCATAATGGTAGCTGATAATGGAGAATGTTTTGTCTATGAAAAACGTAACAAGGATTACTATATTAAACTTCTTACCAAGTACATCAGAGAGTTCGTCTCTCATCACACAGAAAACTAAACCTATGCAAAAAAATACTGAAGACGTAAATTCACTAATAAAAGATAAATTTCTCTGTCAGTCAAAATTCGCACAGGACATCGAAAATCTCGTTATGACTTCAAAAATTAATTATATTGAAGCGATTGTAACTTATTGTGAAGAAAATGGTATTGAGTTTGAATCAGTTTCTAAACTAATCTCAAAACCACTGAAAGAAAAACTTAAGTATGAAGCAACTCAACTTAACTTTCTTAAAAAAACAAGTCGTGCTAAATTAATGTTCTGATGACGCCAATCGAGGTATACAAAACGTACCTGGCATTCAAGAATCATTTCACTAAACCAAACTACGACTACTTTCAATATTGCGGGAAGTCTAGAGCTTCAAAAGAATCGTTCAACAAGAGGAAAGATCGTTACTTCTTTGAACGAATGTCTCGTCAGAAATCTGATAACGAAATCAAACAATACTTCCTTGCCAACTTTGTAGAATGTGATGATCCATCTAAACTTTGGATCGGTGAAATTATTCAGTCGGGTGAACAAAATTATTCTAACTGGCTAAAGAGATCCCAAAGTCTCTCATATCTTTTTAAAACAGAATCTGAAGTATTTTTACATAAAGATACTTTTGATTCTTTATTTGAGGTAAACGGATCTTCTCATCCAGAAATTTTAAAAAAGTATTTGCAAAATGCAATATCCATAGAGACTTTTGTAATTATGGATATGATTTTAAATTTTTCCAAAAAATTTGATAAAAATTTAATAGATCCGGTGTGGGAATCCGTCAGTCTTCGTATAAAGAAATACAAGTCGTTCCTAAATATTGATAAGGAAAAATACACCAAAACCCTGAAGGAGATTGTATTGTGAATATTTACTCTGAAATGGAGGAACTCAAAGAGATTGTAGAAAATCTCAGAGAGTTTGTATATACTAATGATTCCGATATGGAAACAACATTATATTATACTTCTACTGGTGACCAAACTTTTCTTGAACTTTTTGAACAAGTTGTTATTAACCATGAAGATAAGGAAAAGTATGTAATTATACTAAAAAATCTTTTTATCAAAGCTAAAGATTTTTATTCTAGACTACTGGAAAATGAATATGATCCAACATGCATAGAATTTTCTATGGCTATGGAGGATTCTGCTAGGTTCTTGGGATTTTCTGATGATAGTGGAAAAAATTTGTTTTCGAAATTAGAAACTACTATAGAACATTTAGAAAAATAGGAGATTAAGTTGTGAGTGGATTTTTTCAATCCGAAATAGTAAGAGAAGCCATCAAAGAGATGGAACAACTGCAACAACAAATCATAGAAGAAACTTTCAAAGCTCCTATGATGAACAAGGAACAGAAAAAAGAACATGTTGAGTTGATGAGAACTTTTCTTGAGAAACAAAAAAACTTATACTTCCGTGTTTCACTTTCCGATGATCCCGAAGCACAAGAAATGAAACAAAGAATCCAAGATGCTGCAGAGTTTCTTGGATTCGAAGGAAACGACATTAACGAGTTGTTTTCAGAAATGGAAGAAACTTTAAATCGTCTAGACAAAATTGCAGGAATAGAGGATTAGACAATGACACCACACTACAAGATCACTTCACAGTATTGTTACCACAATGGTGAGATTGTAGATATGTATTTTATAAATGGAATTCCCTTTACATTTGATGATATTCCTGTAATAATGCAAGACGACCCATATGTCCAATGCGAAGCAAACAATAATTATTCTTATACATCGGATGATATGTATCGTTGGTCAAACTATCTGATCATGGAAGAGTGTCATCCACTTTTATTCGAGATGGAACTGGCAAATCCAGAGGAAATGCCACGAGACTAGGGCTTGACATCCCTTCTTGCACCTTGTAAGATAAAGTCGTCCCAAAGGCCAAATCCCAACAAATACGGAGAATACAAACATGTCTTTTGCTGATCTTAAGAAACAGTCCCGTGCTGGTTCGTTGACTGATAAACTGATCAAGAAAGTCGAAAAACTGAATAGTGGAGAAGGTGGTGCTGATGACCGCTTCTGGAAGCCTGAAGTCGATAAGGCTGGTAACGGTTATGCAGTGATCCGATTCCTTCCTGCGCCTGAAGGATGTGAACTTCCCTGGGCACAAGTCTGGAGCCATGCGTTCCAAGGCCCTGGTGGTTGGTATATTGAGAACTCCCTGACCACGATGGGTCAGAAGGATCCTGTGTCCGAACACAACCGTGTTCTGTGGAACAGTGGTTCTGATCGTGATAAGGAGACTGCTCGTAAACAGAAACGTAAACTGTCTTACTACGCAAACATCTACGTTGTTGCTGATCCTGCACACCCCGAGAATGAGGGTCGTGTGTTCCTCTACAAGTTCGGTAAGAAGATCTTTGACAAGATCACCGAAGCGATGCAACCTCAGTTTGCAGATGAAGAAGCCATCAACCCCTTTGACTTCTGGCAAGGTGCGAACTTCAAACTGAAGATTCGTAAGGTTGAAGGTTACTGGAACTATGACAAGTCTGAGTTCGATCGTGTCGAACCTCTGATGGATGATGATGATAAACTGGAGAAGATCTATAACAACCTGAACGATCTCAATGAGTTCAGTGACGCTAAGAACTTCAAGACCTATGAGGAACTGAAGAAGCGTCTAGACTACGTTCTGGGAGTCCGTGGCACGCCTAAGACTCAAGACCCTGAGGTAGTAGAAGAAGAACAACAATGGGAAGCCGAACGTCGTGGAGACTACTCTGAGAAGCGTTCTGCTCCTTCCTTTGAGATCTCTAAACCTTCTGCTCGTGTTGAGGAAGATGATGAGGATGCAGATGATGCACTGAGTTACTTCCAGAAACTCGCGGAGAGTTGATTGTGGGGGATGCACTTGACGCTTGGATGAATCTAAGTTACGGAGAAGGGTTTCTCTTCTCTCTCTGGATCATCGGGATGTACTACATTAAACTTAGGATGGACAAATACATCCGATAAACCAAAAGGAGGGGTTTTGCCCCTCCTTTTTTATATTCTAGCTATTTTTTCGTTATAAGTCTTTTTAAGTTTATCAGTAATATAATTTGGATCATCAACACTATATCTCATAATATTTCTTAGATCATCGATTACTACTGGCAAATAGTTTGGTTTTAAAATATACAGAAGTCTTTTATCTTCGTTTAATCTATTTTCAAATTCAAAATTGGTTATTGGTTTTGATAACACATTTCCCGGGACTTTAATTATACTACTTGTAGTTGGGTCTAAGTATTGAAATTCTTCTGTTATTTTCTCTTGCCATGATGTTCCATTCCATCTCCAAGTAGTTTGATTTTGCGTGTATAGATCATTTTGTTCTACACTCAGAACATCGTCTGGAGCACTAACAGTTACTGTTGGAGGTGTAACATAATTTGATCCATTTGTTACTACTCTTATACTAGATATTCCACTGTTAGCAACACTAACTTCTATAATTGCTGCCACTGATGTTGGAGCACTTTCAATAGTTACTGTAGGTGCAACTGTATATCCAAATCCAGCATTAGTGATATCAATTGAGGTAACTATTCCACTTGTTATAGATGCAATTCCAGTTGCAGTAACTGCTGTAAATGGAGCACCGATAGTAACTGTTGGTGGTAGTGTGTAACCTGCACCGACTTGGGTCACAGTAACACTGGTTACGGATCCGTTCGTAATTTGAGTAGTTCCCTTTGCAGTTGCATTAAGATTGTACTCAAAAACTTTGTCTATAGAACCACCAGATACAATCAATTTTTCTCTGTCTGACCTTATGAATACATCAGATGGAGATGAAAGACGATCACCAACGAAGAAAGATTTTACGAAAGATGCTGTACTTATATCCCATGCATCTAGATCAAATTCATATATACTCGAACTACCTTCACTTGTAGCGAACAATTTAGTACCATCGGAGTTAAAACCAAACCCTAAAATATCATTATCTCCAGTAGGTGATGTTACATTAAATGTATTAACTGGAGTTACGTTGATTGTACTTATATCCCAATTAGTTCCCAAAGAGTATTCGTTTATTATGTCTGGATCTGAAAAATCTAAGACAAACAATCTACTTCCATCATCTTTAAATCTTAATCCACCAGGAGTTGCAAGGGTAATTTCATTTAGTTTGGATGCAGTAGATAAGTCCCAACTTGTGGATAGAGAATAACTAATAATTTTATAGTTTACTCCAGCACCACCACTAACATACATTCTTGTACCATCTGGCTTAAACTCAACTCCCGTTGTGTAGTTAAAGTCTGCACTTACATCTAATTCATAAGTTAAAGATAGTGATGTCACATCCCAACCAGTGCTTAAAGTGTACTGTTTAATTTGATTTATTCCAGTAAAACTTGCTGTATATAATTCTGTTCCATCCGATTTAACGTAAAATCCTTCTACATCGTTTCCCACAGTTCCAGAAGATTCTGCGGCATATAAACCGAAAAGAACTACTGGAGATTGTTCAAAAGTTACAGAAGGTGCTGTTAGACCATAACCTATTCCTCCTACTAAATTTTCCAGACCATCTACCTTATCGATGTTTATACCTTGACCTAGAATGGAATCAACAGTTGCTTGTACAGATTGAATAGGGTCAGAAAATGTTACTGTAGGTGCAGTGAGATATCCTTCTCCACCAGATAAATTGGTAACACTAGTTACTGCAAAATCACTTATTGTAGAATCTGCGGAAGCATTAGATGAAGGATCTGGTGGACTTAGTGTTACTGTAGGTTTTGTATCATATCCTAATCCAGCTTCACTTATAAGAATTGCAGAAATTGAGTTATTTACCCCACCCACTATTGGAGTTAATACAGCTTGAGTTCCTGGAACAAAGATTGGTGGGAATGTAATACCTGGGGGATTTTCTGTTATAGTCTGAAACTCTGGTGCATTATAGAAGGCTTCGTCTACTATTAACCCACCAGGAAAAACTATTCTACCAAAACTATCTTTTGTAGTTATTGTTTCGTAATGATGTATTTCCGTATATCTATCTTCGGATTCATACTTGTCTTCTAGGTATCTATTAAAACTATCTAAGTTTAATGGCCATTCATCCTGAAGATTTAAAATATTATTCGTTAATAAAATCACCCAGTCTAGTTCTGGATCTCCATATATTTTTTCCGCAACATCATCTGGACGTTCGTTTTCAGTTATAGAATAAAATTCAAATGCACCAGATATTGATGCAATGTCCTCTCTAATCTTAGCTCTTTTGAAGAGATTTTTTACAATGACCGTTTCATCGGTTGCTGTGTTATTTGTTGTTCTGTTTAGAACTTGTAAGTTTGGTAGTTGTGAGAAGTAAGTCATATCAATATCCTACTGCGTTGTTACTGACAGAACTGAGATCATCTCGACCTTCAAAGATGTTATCTGCTTGATAATCAGTATCATAGATTGGTTCAAGTTCATCAAAAGACATTTGGAAAACGGTGGAAACTGGTTGACCTTTATCATATGCTGACCAGAAACCATCTGGAGTATAATTACAGTTGAAAGAAGTCAATGCACATGTCTTAAACTTATTTACACCATCAATGCCTGTTCGTCCACTCTTGTATTCCAACTTAAAGACGTTTGGAGTTCCCAAGAAGAAAGATGATTGTCCAGATTTTCCTTTTACTTTTTTAGCTGCCATTCCTTGTTTGAAGAATCTAATAATTCTTCGAACTGTTTTAGCTTCCGTATCACTTCTTGGAGACAACCTGTAGTTGAAACTAAACTTTCTCAAAGTTGGTGAATTAAACAATAGTTCTAAGTTAGAGTTGGGAACAATTCCTGCGCCTCTAGCAAGGATTGATTCCGCTTCAACTCCAAATCCTTGCAGCTTCAATAGTTTTGAAGTTATATCTCCACCTAATAGTGTAGCCATTTCATCGCCAATGGCGCCAGAGCTGGCGAGCTTAACAAGATTTGCAATCTGAAGAGCAGTACCACCTTGACCCAAAAGACTACCGAAAGCCGCCGTCATTGCCTGAGGTCCTAAATTTGCCATAGTATTAGCAGTTGCTGCAGCAGCAAGATTTCCCATGGCATCTTCACCCCATGAAATATTATTACTATCTGCAACGCTATTGGGCATTGGTAAAAATACTGTTCCTATCGGACTCTGCAAATTGCTGCCTGGTTGCAATCCATTTAATAAAATTCTTTTGACTGCATCATTTCCACCAAAGATATCATCTCCCTTTGATGGTTTATATGTAAATTGAGAAATAGCAAAATAATCTTGTTGACTTGACATCAAATCATTTGGATAAACCATTCCTCCGCCGAACAATTCTTTCTCATTTCCAACCCCAAATCTACCACCATTTACAGCGAGTTTTTCATAAGATGATTTAGGATCTGCTAAGAATGCAAACAATTGTCCAATACCTCCACCACTGTTACTGGTTGTTGTTGAAGGTTGATTTTGTTGTGGTTGTGATGATTTTTGTCCCGGTTGGTTATTACTATAATTTTGGTTAGCCCATTGAGGTAATACGTAACCTTTAGTTGAACCACCAGAAGCTGTATATGCTGATTGAATCGCTAATACTGCTTGTTGATGATATTGTTGTTGTTCTGCAGAGTTTAATACTAAACTTGAAGCTGATGTCCAATCACCATCTTTATAAACTAGAGTATTAGTAGAGCCATCAGTGGAAATAATATTTGCAGCACCAGTTACTGGATCGTATTGCAAGTCATAATTTACATTATTTTTTGTAAATAATGGTTTTTTTACTGTTGTTAACGCCACTTATGGTTTACTCCAGGCTTTGTGATTTGGATAGGGTTGTCCTCTTTCATCAACAAATTTTTCAGTGGGTAATAATGCAACGGAGGGCCAATCTTTTTCTGGAACTCTTAAGAATCCTCCACTGACTCCAGAAAACATGTAACGATGTATAGTATTTCGAGGTATACCTATAGTACTGCCATTATTTATTAGGCCTTTTGCAACTCCTTCACGATATTTTCTATTAAGATAGTGTAAATTTGTACCAATAAAATATCCTTGACGGAAATTCACTTCAGTAATATATGCCAATGGTTGGGTATCATGAAACTTTAGTCCTGGAGTTGATGCTCCATAAATGAAGAAATATAATCTACCAACTTCTATACCACCAGTGTCAATTTCGTTAATATTAAACTGTTCAAGTTCACCAAGATACTGTCTAAGTTCTCCAGTATAGGTGTCACTCTTGACATTCTTTCCTTTGAATTTTTTGATTAGATCATATCCAAAACCTTCTCCAGGTTGAAATATACCATCGAAACTCATATACCTAGATCCTCCTCAGTCATGATCTTGAACTCATAGTTATGATCTGCACAATATTCTTTTGCGGCTTCCCACTTTGCTTGATTGACAACCCATGTCTGAACTTTATATGCCCAAGCCTTTGTTCTTCTTTTGGGATTTTGTTCTGGCATTACTACTTCTTTTTTTGGTTTAATTTCTATTACCATAACTCGTGTTTTGCCAGATTTATCTTTGTACTTAACAAAGAAGTCGGGAAAGTATCTATGAACTCTATTATCAAGGGGAGAACGATATGGAATCCAAAATTCTTCAGATTGCCACTGGTTTACATTTTCATTTAGGTCACAATATCTCATGAACTTACGTTCCCAGAGTGAACGATAAATGATGTTTGTTGGATCACCTTTATACTTTCTAGGGTTCTCTGGTCGATATTTGCCCTTATAACTCATATACATACTATAGATACCTAAGAAATATTTATAGATGGCTGAACCATTTAGGCCCGACTATCCTGCTAATGAATTTCGAGTAGATCCAATCTACGCAAGGATGACCTTGGCTAGGAATACAAATGATGGAAGGTCTGGACTCCCTGGAGTTCAACAATTGTTCGGTGAACTATCAGTAACCAGCCAATTTAAAGTTACACTATTTTTGGGAGATACTTATCCAACTATAACTTCAGATTCTGACATTAACGCTTGGTTAGTTACTTGTGGTGTATTGGGATCTAATCTTTTCAATGGAAATAATTCTAACCTAAATTCTCTTCGTTATGAATTTATGTGTAACGAAACTTTCTTGCCTGGTGCTACGATGACTATGGCTGAGGAAGTCGGTAGTAGACAAGGAGTTGTGGAAAGATTTCCAATCAGAAGGGAATTTCCAGAAATTACAATGACTTTCTATGTTGATGCAGAATATGGAATCATTCGTTTATTTGAAGAATGGATGAACTTTATAAATCCACTATACAATACTAGAGGGAGATTAACTTCTGGAAATCCTAGAGGAGGAGTTGGTCAAGATCAAGACAATCAATTCTTTAGATTTAGATATCCAGATACTTATAAAAGAAATATAGCTATTACAAAATTTGAAAGGGACATGTATATTGATTCCAATACAAGAAATGTAGAAAGAACTCCTTCTATGATGACTTATAAGTTCATCAATGCATTTCCAACAAATTTAACTGCATTACCAGTAACTTATCAAGGAAGTACAGTTACAAAAACTACGGTAAGTTTTACATATGAACGTTATGTGATTCTTAATCACCAATCTACGGGATCAAATAATTTCGAGGAAAGAGAGACCAATGCTGGTGATCCATTTGTTGTTTTTGCAAATCCAAAAGTTGCTTACGATAACGAATAATTTTAGCGCTCTAAATAAATTTATCTGACTATATTAATTTTTTATGCCATTACCCAAAATTGCGACTCCAACTTATGAACTTGAGTTGCCATCTACAGGAAGATTTATAAAATATAGACCATTCCTAGTTAAAGAAGAAAAAGTTCTAATTTTAGCCTTAGAAAGTCAAGACGTAAAACAAATTACTCTCGCTATCAAATCAGTTTTAAAAGACTGCATCCTTACAAGAGGAGTTAAAGTAGAAGAGTTACCCTCTTTTGACATCGAATATATTTTCTTAAACGTTCGTGGAAAATCTGTCGGAGAAGCTATCGATCTAATTGTAACTTGTTCCGATGACGGTGAAACTCAAGTTCCTGTAAAAGTTTATGTTGATGAAATTAAAGTACAGAAAGACGAAGATCACTCTACTGAGATAAAACTTGATGATCAAATTGTTATCAAAATGAAGTATCCTTCATTAGAACAATTCATCAAAAACAATTTCGATTTTACTACCCAAGAGTCATTATCAACTATTGAAAGATCTTTTGAGATTATTTCTTCCTGTATTGATTCTATTTTCACAGAAGAAAAAGCGTGGGCAGCCGGAGATTGTACCAAGAAAGAACTTATAGAGTTCATTGAAAGTATGAATACAGAACAATTCAAGAAGATTGAAAAGTTCTTTGAGACTATGCCTAAACTTTCACATACATTCTCTGTTACAAATCCAAAGACTAAACAAAAAAATGAAGTAACTTTGGAGGGATTATCTAGTTTTTTCGGCTAATTATGGCTCATATTGATCTTGAGTCATATTTCCGAATAAATTTCGCTCTCATGCAGTTCCATAAATATTCATTAAGTGAGATAGAAGATATGATGCCTTGGGAGAGAGATATCTATCTTGCCCTATTGAAACAACATATAGAAGATGAGAATTTAAAAGCACAACAGGCAGCAAATCGTGGCAGTTAGTTCCCCACTTAATCCTAGTTCAATTGCATCAGAAAGGTCAACATCGGCTTCATCTGCTCAGAATTTTATTAGTGGTGGACAAACTTTAGGTGAAGGCGTTGTTTCTGCAGCTGCTAATAAGATTGTAGGTTTTCAAAGAGGAGGAGCTGCTGGAGTTGCTGCTCCTCCACCAAATCTTTCTAATATTATTCAAACCCTATCTTCGAACATTTTAAATAATGTTCAGGGTCAAGTACAGTCAATAAATCAAAATGTAACCAACATAGTCAACCAAACCACTGGAAGACTGGAAGAAGATTATAAACAAAGAATATCCAAAACTGATTCTGCAACACCCAATTCAATCTTACAAAACTTCTTAAATTCATATAGGGAAGCGATTGGTTACATTCAGTTTTTGGGTAATAAAAACAACATAAAAACTTTAGGTGCAAACTTAAAACTTTTAATCAAAAATTTTAGTGAGTCTTTTGAAGTTGCAAAGATAATAAGACAAACTATCAATAGAATAGTAAAACAACTTTCCAGTTTACCAAAGGCTACTGGTGGTCCTGGTGGAATAAACATGGACATCAATGTTCCCGGTGGAAGATTGAAAAAGGGCGCCCCTAGGGGATTGATGAGAATGATGAGAAGACGCCCTGGAATGATGTTAGGTGGAGCTGCTTTACTTGGAGCTGGAGGTGGTGCAGTAGTAAATGCAATGTCAAGTCCAGATACTTCTGCAATGCAAACCATTTCCAGTGGTGATCCGTTATCAGGGCCAGTATTAGATAGATTTAATGCAATATTGGATGCTTTCTCCAAAGCAATAGATGCATTTGCAGGGGGCAGTAAATCATCTTCATCTTCTTCATCTTCTAGTTCATCTGGATCTAGAACTTCACCAGATCTTAGTGGGGATCTTGACGATGTTTCCGGAGCGGGACAGACACCTGGAAGTTCAAATATTGAACCAGGAAGTGAAGAAGAAGCAAGAATTGCTGCTGCTTTAGTTACAGAAGGTGCTGGAGGCACAGCAGCTACAGACATTTTACAAGTCGCAGCAAACAGAATGGCGACAGGAAAATATAAAGATTATACTGATGTCTTTGCAGCAGAAAGACAATTTCAGGGAGTTTTTGATAATCCTCGCGGTGGAACTGAAGGATACAGAAAGATTAAAACCGTCGCTGATGCTGCAGCTTGGGCTGGAGTCTCTGAAGAGGTAATAAAATCAAGAATTGCCGATATGCGAAATCCAGAACTAAGAGCGGATTCTGCAAAATTTATTAAAGGAGCACAACAATTTAGAGCTGCTCCTAGATATTATTTAGAAAAGGGTTTAGTTCCTGGTGAAATGGGGTCTGATGGAAGATTTTATGATTCTTCTTGGAGAGGTGGTTCGGGGGATAATCAATTTTTTACAACACCTGGGGATATGGGTGCTGGAACCGAGGCTGCTCCGATAAATTACGATGGATCAAAATTAGTTGCAGCAGCAAAACCAACAGAACCAGAAAAACCAACGGTAACTCCTGCACAAACATCTCAAGAAGTTCAACAACAAATTGCAAAAACAGTTTCTCAATCTCCTGCAACTCAACAATCTAAGGTAACTGTTCTTCCTATGGATATGAGCAGTCCTCAAGTTCAATCCCAACCTAAAGATGGAGGTAGTCAAATTTCTCCACCAGTTATGAATAAAGGTGGTGTTTCTGTACCATTTTTAAACTCATCCAATGGTGATAACTACCTTTCGTTATATTCAAAAATAGTATATAACATCGTAGACGGATAATATAATGGCAAAAGATACACCAGTACAATCTCCACTTCTGCAAGCTTTTAATACTATTGTAAAAGTCGATAGAAGTAGAGCCGCTATAAACAACAGTAAACGAGAGTATACTGATTTTTTGAGGTTTATGACTACCGAGACGAGAAATCTCGGGTCAATAAGATTACCGAAAGAAAAAAAGATTAAAGAATTAAAAACACTGAATATCGCTACAACTTTTGGTAGACCAGGAAGTTTACTTAGTGGATTGTTCAGTGGAGCTCTTGATTTGGGCGGTTTCCTTGGTGATATGTTTAGTAATAAAAAACCAAACCCAAAGGCAGGAAAACCAATACCAAAAGGGAAAGGTATTAGACTTGGTGGTGTGAAAGCTTATGGTATTGCAAATGCGCTATTTGCTGGACTAGATTTTGCTACTGGTCTTGCAGAAGGTGAAAGTGTATCAAAAGCTGCTGCGGGTGCAGGTGGATCTCTTGCTGGATCTTTACTTGGAGGAGCAATTGGTCAAACACTGATTCCTGTTCCAGGCTTAGGTTTTATGGTTGGTAGTGCATTAGGTGGAATGGCTGGAGGATGGTTAGGTGATCGAGCTCATGAGGGTATAACTGGGGAAGGTTCCGTAGAACAAAAAACTAAACAAAGACTAAAAGAACAAGAAGCAAAACAAAAATCACAAGCAGAGGCTGTAACAAGTCTAAGTTTTCCACAAGTTCTGGACACATTTGAAGGTGTGGTGTTTAAATTCCAAAGACTTGCTTATGGATCAATTAATGGAGTTGTAAAAGCTGCAGAAGTAGCCACTGAAGACGGCGAAAAGACCCATGCAGAGATTGATCCAAGAAAACCAGGATCACCTTCTGGTGATGATCCCGTAAACAATAAGTATATGGCTGAGGGTGGAGAAAAACCCAGTAAATATGTTAATACGGTAGACTATAATGAATTTAGACAATATTATAACAGTGGAAAGGGGGGAAGACATGCTGGAGAAGATTTGCCTATAAGCCAAGGAACTCCGATTAGTGTAATTGTACCTGGTAAAGTTGTTACTGCTGGATATGGTGGTGCAGCTGGAGGAAATATACTAATAACTCATGAAGATGGTAAACAAACAAGATACCTACATATGAGTGACATATCAGTTTCTCCTGGACAAAAGGTTGAAGCTGGACAAGTAATTGGAAAAAGTGGTGGAGCCCCAGGCACAAGAGGTGCGGGAAGATCCACTGGACCACACTTACACTTTGAATATTATCCATCAGAGACTGCTGCAATGGCAGATCCCAATCCAGTTATGGATAATTACTTTAGATTTGGCGGAAACGTAAAGGTAACTTCTAAAGGTCCTGCAACACCTCCAGCTGGACAACCAACAGCTACCCCACCACCACCTAAAAAACTAACAGAAGATGAATTTCATTCTGTGAGAACAGAACGTGATATTACTGACACGGCTGATATTAGGGTAGGAAGTACAGATACTTATGAAGATTATCTAAAATATTTTGAAGAGAATAAAGCTCAAATTGCAGCCGCAGCTGTTTCAACTGTAGAACCAGGAACTTCTACGCCTGAAGTACCAACAACTACAACACCTTCTAGGAGACCAGATAGAAGATCCCAAGCCGCAGCGAGAAGAAGAGAATCACAATTACAACCACAAGTTGAAGCTGATCCACAGCCACAAGTTGAAGCTGTTCCACAACAACAAGTAATGACTAAGGAACTAGAACAATATCCATCATACAATACATCATCATCTGAAGTTGTGGTAATACCAATGATGATGAATAGTGGTCCACAAAGTTCTTCTCAAAAACCGATAGTTATTTCTAATGGAGGTCAATCAAAAACGATTACTCCTCCTAGAGTTTCGGAAAGATCACTGTTAAATAGTTTATTTAATACTATGCTTCTCACGAACTTATCGGGAACGTAATATGTCAGGAAATGCCGTAGAAAATTTAAAAATTAATTCCATTACCATACAGGCTACAGATAGTGGAAATCAAATTGACCTGTCAAGTTCCGTTATGTATTGTGATTACTATGAGGATCTTTTGTCCCCATGTGTGATGATGACAATCCAAATTGCTTCATCGTATTCAATTTTCAATTCATTACCTGTTCGTGGGGGAGAAAAAGTGGAACTGAATATGGACACTTTGAGTGGAAATTTCGGTCTCTCAGGTGATTATGCAATGTATGTCTACAAGGTAAGTGGAATAACAAATGATGGTGCAAAAGAATTTTGCACTTTACACTTATGTTCTAGAGAAGGTTTGACTAACGAAACTGCAAGAGTTCAGAAAAAGTATGATAAAAAACCACTTAATGAACATGTAGAATCTATTCTAAAAAATGTACTATTAACAAATAAGTTCAAAAAAGAAAATATAGAAAGAACTTCAAATTCTTATAGTTTTATTGGCACACTCAAAAAACCATTTCATGTCCTCACTTGGTTAGGCCCCAAAGGAATACCACCTAATCAATCTTCAGGAAATAGTGGAAAAATTGCAAAGGGTGTTGCAGGATTTGTTTTTTATGAGAATAAAGATGGTTTTAATTTTAGAAGTATTGAAACTTTAGTATCTGCAACAAAAAGTCAGATTGCTTCTACAGAAAAAGAATCTATTGCAAAATATACATACCAACCTGGTGCGGTGGAATCTAACAATCCTAATAATAACTTTTCAATAATAAATTACAACTTTGAGAAAAATATTGATTTGATGAAATCGTTGCGAGTTGGTATGTATTCAAACATAACTTATGTTTATGACCTATATCAAAATAAAGTTGATGGTGTAGTTTATTCATTAAATTCTGAACTAAAATCTTCTCTGGGTGAAGATAAACCATATCCAAAAGACTTTGGTAATAGACCATCAAGAATAATATCGCGGAGTGCCGATGTTGGAATTCTTGATGCTTCTGGAAATACAGATGATTCGGGTAGAGATAGTGCTGACATGGCTAAATCATTTGCTCGTTATAATTTGCTGTTCACACAAGCACTAAATATCTTAGTACCGATGAATATTAATTTGCAAGTAGGTAACATACTTTATGCAGATTTTCAAAAAATAGATGCATCACAGTCTGGTGAAGTAGATCCATCTCAGAGTGGATATTACTTAATCAAAGAAGTAAGGCACCACTTTGAAGGAGGTCAAATGTTATCTTCTTTAAAACTTGTAAGAGATTCTTACGGATTATATGGAGCAAACAAATGAAAGACATCGAAACACACATCCAAAAAGACAAAGAGATTCTTCAAGATCCTACAATTTCTCCACAACAACGTAGACATATTGAAGGAGAATTGCATGATCTAGAAGCATACGCAGAGAACCATAAAGAAGAGATTGCAGCTGGAGATCATCATGATCCAACTCCATTGGAACTTTATTGCGATGCCAATCCAGAATCCCCAGAGTGTTTAGTTTACGACGATTGATAACTAATGATTGATGAATCCCTTTTAAAATCTAATTTTCTAGGCAGAGATGGATTCATCTGGTGGATCGGTCAGGTCGCCGATCCCTCCGTTTGGCGTAATGAAAAAACTCGCATTGATAATGGAACTGATGCATGGAGTTATAGATGTAAAGTAAGAATCATTGGATATCATAGTTTTGATAGAAATGAGTTATCCGACGATTCATTGCCTTGGGCTCATGTATTAACGAGTGCATCTGATGGTGCTCCTGGCCAAGGTGGTTTTGGTAAACTTCCTCTATTAGTTGGTGGGGAATCTGTTGTAGGATTTTTCTTAGATGGAGAAGAAGCACAACAACCTGTAGTAATGGGTTGTTTTCATAGAAGCCCAGTAGTAGAAAATGTAGAAAATCCAAATCCATTTGAACCCTTTACTGGAAGTAAAGCTGAACCCCTGAGAACTGGAGTACAACTAACAAGAAACAAAGCGCAACAGACTGGAGAGACAAAAGAAGTAGAAGAAAAAACAGGAAGTGGATCCCAATTTCAAATCTCCTCAAACCCAGAATTTGGCACAGATTCTCTTGGTAGTTTAGAATTAGATCCTGGATTTACACCTCTAGGTCCCAATTCATTTAATGCTGCTGGTTCTATTTTTTCATCTACACCATTACCAAAAGACACATTATTTTATGATGATGTTGCAGAACTTGCTTTCCTAAGTGAATTCAAGAAGGCAGGAAAAGTAGAGGGAGACAATGGATGCGGCAGTAATATAATCGCTCAGATAACAACTGCTCTACAAACATTCATACAAACAGTAAATGGACTTCAACGTACTGCACTTGGTTTTATAGATCCAGTCAGAAATAAGATAGTTGATGTACAACAAACTATCAGAACTGTTGCTAGACTAGTGGCTTCCATTATGAAATTTGTTATTAATGGAATGCGAGATAACATATTTAAATTGATAGGAAAATTATTTAAACTTCTTGGTATTACCATTCCATCTCCATTACAACTACCAATTTCTGAAGCAACTAAACAGATTATGAATATCATTTTCTGTCTGTTTGAAAAATTATTCGGACCTCTTGTTGACTTTGTTGATGGTATGTTACAGGGAGTTATAGGCAGAAGTCCTAACATCCCAGCATGTGCAGCAGAAGAAATGACAAGTTCGTTGGTAAACAAACTTGCTGACATGGTTGATGATGCTCTAGCAACTGTAATGTCGGGACTAGATTGGTTAGCCGAGGGAATTAGTAGTATCACTGGAGCTTTAAGTGGTGCATTAAATATTGTTTCTCAAATTCTAAGTTTCTTAAGTTGTGATTCATTATCTTGCAGAACTACAACTTCTTGGGATCCATTCAGTGGCTTAGTAGCTCAGTCATTAGATAATTGGAATAATATTTTAGGCAATATGGATATATTATCTGGACTTGGAAATCCAGATTTTGCCATTGGTTATTTGTCAATGTATGGATCCTCAAATACTCCATTTAAAGATTGCAGAAAGGCAATTATAAATCCACAAACTCAAAATGATTTAGCACCAATGCCTTTAGGTGTTAGATTTTATTCCTGCATACCACCAGAAGTTATAATATATGGTGATGGTATTGATGGAAGAGCAAAAGCAGTTGTGTCCGAAGTTGATGGTTCCATATTAACATTTTTAATCTGCGATCCTGGTAGAGGATATACTTTCCCACCAGAGGTCAGAATTGTTGATAATTCAAACTATGGTAAAGGTGCTCAAGCCAAAGCTACTATTGTTGACGGAAGAATAGATTCAATTTATATTTTGAATTCTGGAAGTGGTTATTGTCAAACTAATCTAACAGAAGAAACTGTTGGATCAACAAATGGAATTGGAACTGATACTGAAACAGGAAATACAACTGCAACAAATCCATGTTTGGATATTGGTGATAATACATTATCCACGAGTGTAGTTGGAATAGTGACTAATTTTGTAGTAGAAAGACCTGGAGTAGGATATACCTCTGGAGACACCATTCAAGTTGGTGATGATTGTTTCTATCAACCAGTTTTAACTGAAAATGGATCTATTATTAGTTTTGAATCAAATGGTGGGTGTGATCAAGAATTCAAAACTCCACCAATAGTCAGCATAAATACAAAGACAGGTGAAGGAGCTGTACTTTATCCAGTTCTACAATTTGTTCCACAATTCGTTGTAGATAATCCCGATTTAAGACCTCCACTGACTGGAATAGGTTCAACTGTTATTGTAAATGTTGTAGATTGTGTGTAAAAAATGGCAGATCAACCAAAAGAGTTTTATGACAAAAAACCTGGTTTTGTAGTAAAATCTGGTACGGTAGATGCTGCGGGAAAGGTAACCGATTATGCTGTCTTTACTGACAACGGTCAGGGAATGCAGTGGACTACTGATGGCGAACATAAGATGCAGTGCAGAAAAACATCTTATGAACTTTGCGGAATAGATGGTAAAGATGGGGAACCAGGAAAAGTAATAAGAGCAAAGAAAGGTGACATCGTTATCGAAGCACTTGATGGAGATATTATCATTAGAGGAAAGAACATAAGACTGGTCGGCCTAGATGGAGCTGGAGAAGTTACAGTAACCTGTGGAAAACAGTTTAATGTTAATGCTCCAATACAAAGTTTTAAAGGTGGAGTGTCAAATACAGTAATGTCAAATAGTTGTTCCATAGCTGCTCAGTCAGTTGAATCAACTGGAAATATACAAAATGCTGCTAATTCTGGAGTAGAACAAGCACAATCTTCGATTCTGAGTCAGATATTGGGTGTTGTTACTAAATTTACACAATTCTTTAGTTAATTATAGGAGTGAGATATGCCTGCACAACCAATAGCATATGTTGGAGATAAGTTTGTTCTTGGTCCACTAGATTATTCATTTTTACCAGCGGTTCCAGCTATTCCTGGTACAGGTGTTTTGAATGGACCGGTATGGATTGGTCTCGGTGGTGCGCCAGGTATTCCTCAAGCTAACTGCATGATAGGTCCTGGAGTTACTCAGCCAATATCATTACAAATTTTGGGGATTTGTAATCACTATGGAGTCTATAATAGATTTGCAATTTCTAATGTTACAGGTCTAACTACAAAAGTTGGTGCAACTCTTAGAGCTGCATTGAGTGGAACTACGGGAGTAAATATCAAATCTGCTTTGAATGCTGGATCAGCATTGAATGTATTCACAACTGTAAATGTGGATACAGTGTGTAGAGCGGCCACATTTGTTGGTGATATTACGGCTACTACTGGGATTAACGCACAAGCAGCAGCTGCTATTGCCAAGGCAGCTGCATCACCACCAAAAGGATTTGATATGCATCACCCAACCAAGAAAGGTTGGAGACTGACCCATATTTGTATTGAAGGTCCAGAAGCTGCAGTATATTATCGTGGAAAACTACAAGGATCTAATTACATTGAATTACCAGAATATTGGAGAGGATTAGTCGATTCGGAGACAATAACAGTACAATTAACTCCTATTGGAAATTATCAAGAGTTATACTATGAAATTTCTGATTGGGGAACAAAGATAAAGGTTCTAAATAACGCAGGTAGTGCAGTAAACTGTAGTTTTGTAGTATTTGGTGAAAGAAAAGACGTTGACAAAATAGTCGTAGAATATGAAGGAAAAATAGAAGATTATCCAGGAAGAGATCAAAGATCAATTGTAGGATATCATTATGATTATAGAAAAGGAGTGAATGGATAATGCCAACAGGAATAGGAACAACTGCTAGAGTATCTAAAGAAACAAGTGAACAACAGACTTATATTCAAAGTGCTTTAGGACTAAGCACATCAAATTCCCCAAAGAAATCTAATAGAATTAAGGATTCTTTGAGGGCAGATATTGAGTCAAAGTCAACACAAGCAGAGCAAGTTAATGATATTCTATTACTTCTGGACATTGATCTTGATCAATACGATGAATTGATAGTTAATATTGATGAAAAAATACCATCACCCATAACAGAAATAAACACAAAAATTACTGCGGTACAGGATGCTTATAGGAATAGGGTTTCTATAGGGTGCAAAAGTGACCTTGAGTGGGTATTCCAATCGAGTAAAACTGTTACCGGTTTTGGTAGTGATGGAAGTCCATTCACTCAAACATATTCCACATATAAGGTGGAGAAAGATTCTTCAGAATATAGAACAATAAACTATTATGGTGCAAAATATTTCAAAAGACCGAAAGATCGTGACTATGGATCTAGTGCAGTAAAAGAAATTCCCAGTGCCTCTGTAGGTATTGGTAGCACATATATGATAATCAATGATTCCACTGAAGATTCTAATGGATTTACTGTCTTATCTGGTATTCAAACTAACGATACAATAACTGACTCTATTGAACAACCAACAATTTTTGTTATTGGAGAATTGCCAGAAGTAGTTGGATTTGGGTCAACATCTTTATTGGGAGTAAGTACTACTTTTGGTGGAAGTATATCATTTGGATCAACAATACTTGCCTATACAGGAATAAACACAACAGCAGGTATAACAACTGGAGATACTATATGGAGGACAGGGATTACATCGAGTGATAGTGTTGTAGTTGGATTCGGTACAACGTCGATAGAAGTTGTTGGAGTCAATACTTTGGGCGTAACTACAACTTTTGAACTTGATACCACTTCTATAATTTTAAGTCAACCAGCTATTGCATCAACATCACAATCAATCTTCAACGTTGGAATTTTCACTTCATATCCAACAATATTCATTAGTACAACTTCTGAAGTAGGGACAGAAGATGATAATTTCTTTGTTATTAGGCAGACTGGAAGTGATGAAAATTTTGATCCTGCTACAAGTGGAGAAAATCCAGTAGAGGTGGGACTAATAAAAAATAGTTCTAAGACTGGATATGGTCACAAATTAAATTTAATTAACAATGGAAATCCAGACGTAACTAGAACTTATATCGAACAAGTTGACCCAGAACCATCTGTAGGCGCTGGATTTGCGTCTTACTATGAAGGGACGGAACAATGGCCTGGAATAAGAATTCCTATTTTGGGTGGACCTGGTGGAACTACTGTTATTGGATATAATTTCTCTTATGCTTCAGAAGGACAAACTCTAACGGTGTTAGCCGGAGTTGGTACAATTGCATCTTCAGGTATTGGATATTCTGGTGTAAGTGCTGCAAATCCAAGTGTTGCTACTTGTAATGCAGCCGATGCAGCAATCTCTACAGCAGAATCAGAATTGAATAGTATAAAAACTCAAAATTTACCGATAGTAAATGATTATATCTCAAAAACTTCTACACTGCGAAGAATAAGAGACACAAAACAAAGTCAAGCTTGGAATTATAGAAGAGGGAGAGGATCATTAAACAATGAAGTAAAACAGTTAAGATTGGATCTCAAGACTCTCCAAGGCATAGATTTTGATGATTTTGAATGAAGCCCTTGACACGGGAACTCGGTTAGTCTACTATGGATCCGTAAACAAAAAGTTTTCAAATGATCACTGACCGCGAAACCATCAAGTCTCTCTGGGAACTCCATGAAGACACCGCAGAGTATTTTTGTGATGAGAATTTTCCCATGAGCGGTGAACTCTACTGGACTATGGTAGAGTGTTTTGCAACTGCAAAACTTGCAGAAATTCGCGGGGAGATTGATTCTGATGATGTTTGATGAACCTCTACTAAATTCCCTTCAGGGTACAATGGCTACTATTGACCCATACTCAGTTAAACGCCAAGCCATTGGAGAATATCGTATGGATTTGATTGAAGAACGATTGTCCAAGATTGAACAACGATTCAACGATCTTATCTGGCAACTTAAAATCGAATTTTACGAGGGAAAATGACCTACGAAGCAGAAGTTCAATTCAAGTTTGATGCTACGTTCACTCCTAAATTTGGGACATCATCCTGGACTGATGATGATTACATTCCTGAAGAGCATTACCTGATCACTGCACCAGCAGCAGATCTCAATGCCAAACAGTATTTCAAGTTATTTGAGAAGTTCATGCTATGTGTAGGCATGGATCCCAAATCTATTCGCAGTGGTGCTATGTCGTTGGTATTCAATGAGTATGTGAATGAAGAAGAGCAGCGTAAGGTCTGTAAAGAGTATGAACTGACCATGGATGAGGACCTGGAGAAGAAATACCAGGACTTCAAAGAGCGTGATGCTCAATGGGAAAAATTGAATGCCCATTATGAGAATAACTTTGGTAGTGAACCCAAAGATTGGGGTCGTTTCCAACGATTTGCCAAATATACTGACGATCAACTAAATGAAATGCTTGATTTGTATGAGCAATCTAAACTTGATGGAGTAGCATGACTGAAGACATCCAACAACCAAATGGAGACTTTCTAAAGAACTATCCTGATATCACTCGTGTTGAAGTGATTACTAGTGAAGGAAGAGAGTTTGTAAGATACGAATGCTCTAATGTTCAAGTATCACTTCAGGATGACGGACAAACACTCAAAGTATTTCTCTTTACGACTTATGACTGACGAACAAATTACAATGCTCCGTCGTCTCATCAAAGATGAGATTGAATGTGCCCAGATTGATGGTATGGAGCACGGACAATGGGGATGGGCAGAGAAACAACTTGATGAAGATTGGAAAGAGTTTCAGGAGAGTTTCAATGACTGAAGAAGATAAGTATGCTCTCAAAGAGTTTCGTAATGGTGTAGCACTTACTCTTGGTGTTGTAGGTATTGGTATGTTAATCATTGGAGCACTAGCAATGAACGACACACCAATCGATCAACCATCATTTGAGGTGGTTGACACCTACAAAGGATGTGATATAGTAAGATACGCACCACATCAAGTTGCCGAGTACAAGTATTTCCTCTATTGTGAGAAGAACAAATGAGTATCCCCCATTTCAAAAGCAACCACGACTGGGAAGCATTTACCCAAATCTTTGATAGTCAGTGGCATTGTAAGAGAGCACTGCTGAATCGTGTCAAGGATGACATGTTCCCTGGTTTTGAGTGGCACTCACTCACACCAAAAAACATTGAAATCATCAATGACATTGTAACTA